CTCGCTTCATGGTGGAGCCAAATAGAGCACTTTAACCGGAGGTCATAGGGCTACAGGGTGGAGTACTTACAACGATTTACGCGCCTCTATCTCATCAACCAGCTGTTCAATCGCAATGCGTTCTTTACTAAGTCTGGGAGACAGTGGCTCTCAACCATTGTTCTTTCCTCTACACTCTATAACTTCTACTCCTCAACGGTGTAAAAGCTCATTAGTAACCCTAGATTCGTTTAGCGTGACATCCAACTCACTACGCCAATTACGGTAGGCGCATCCCGGACTTTCTTTGTCAAGCATTACTTATGGCGCAAAACCTTCAATTATACTTTTCAAAAGTTTCCCTCTATAGGAGGAGGGCACTCCTCATCTTTCATTTCTTGTTCTGGGTAGCAGTTATGAACTGCATTTCTGGAAAACCCCTTTCCTGTTTATAGGATAACAGTAAACCCATCTTTCATTCCTTGTTCTAGGTAGCAGATATGACCTGCATTTCTAGGAAACCCTAAAAGTCCCTTCCGGACTACCACCTCAAGCATTTGCGTATGTGTAAGGACACAAACGGAAGCTCGAAGTTGTTATTGACACGGCGGCAACATTAACTGTGAAGACATCTGATGCTGAATTCACTTTAAGAAAGTACGCTGACATTACAAACGTTGCTGTGCTGTTGATAGCTGTTGGCCCCACTGCAATTAGTGAGGTTGATGCTGTTGTTAATACCACAGGTGTGGTTATAACCGTGCCTATAAAACTGAACAGTATCAAGTACTGCCCAGGTACATCTATGGAAAATGTTGTTCCTGACAACCACGTGATTGATAACGCTCCATCCAAACCAAATGAGGTTCCTAGAGGAGCTACTGCTGTTTCATTCAAGGGTAGAACGCGCGTTGACAGTATGTCTGCTGCGCTCGTTTGTGGTGTCATTAACTCTACTTCATACTCGACAAACAGACGTCCTATTGTTGACGTATCTGCACAATCCGTCGTAGCTATGAAGAAGTTTCCACAATCATACAGTTTAATGTCTTGACCCGCTCCTGTCAAAGCTCCTATTCGTGTGAACTTTGATGGTCCAATTTTATGCAACATTGATATGTTCGCCATAAACATTAAGGGCTCACAAATTTGACCGGTTTTTGAACCATAGTAACTTTGGAGCTCATCTTCATTGAACGGTGTCGGATCTGAGGCATCATAATCGATACCCATTATCACATCCCCAGCAAAAGTTCCCGCTTTTGAGTTAATAAATTCATACTTCAACTTTCTGAACCTATATGACTCATAGCGGTTTGCTATGGGATATAACCACTTAAACTGTGTTGGTAATCCTGGATTTATTGGATCTGTGGCAATCACAAAATTTTGTGATCCTGAGACTTTAGATATAAATTCTCTATGTGTGACCAAAAGGTTTCCATTTGGCAATATACGTTGCCTAGGTTTCCCTATTGTCACAAT